GTGTATGCTGCAAAAGGCAAATACTCAGTCATAGCAAAGTGAATAAGCATGGGTTGTATGTAATCGTTCACTAAATCCAAATAGTCTCCAGATAATGTCCCATCTATAATATCACTTGATATTTTGTCGTACAAATCTGAACCCATATAGTTCTGAACGTGTATATCCTGCGCTATCTTAATAAACTGAATAAATTTATCAGTATCTATATTACCGCTAAGTGCCGTATTGTTTATTAGGTCGCTTCTTTTTATAAATAGTGCTGATGGCATTTTATTCTACATTTTCAATTTGTTCCTCTACCTTTTCTTTGACTTCCTCTTCTATATCCTTTTTAACGCCTGTTTCCTTCTCTATCTCGGCTTCGCTTATAGCATTAGTCAAGTCAGTAAATTCAAGAGGTTGTAGCGTCTTAAAATAGATGTCAAGGTTTATTCCGTTGTACTCAAGTATCTTCTCAAGCTCATCAAGTATTGTAACCTGCATTGGTCTTATAACTGTGTTGTCCATAAGAACAGAAGCAGTCTGTAATTCTTCTGCGTTATTTCCAAGACCTGTATTGTCTTTTATACCTACAAGCATAGGTGATACTATACGGTGTGATACCATCACCTTACGCATACTCTCATCTGATAAGAATTGATACTGCTGGTGGGCATCTGATAGCTGTACTGGCTCAATAGTAGCTGCAAGCTCTTTACTATCATTAAACGCTAGTATAAAACGACCTGCGTTAGAACTACCGCTAAACTTATTCATTATGCTTGTTTCAATAGCATCCCTTTGCTCTGCATCTGGAGTACCATTGTTAAAGTTAATAAGCATACTTGGAGAAAGTCCGTTCTGAATATTATTTATGTGATAGTTGGCAATCTCTTCTTCTAGTTCGGCATATTGTAAACCTCCTTGATAATCTACTGGAGAATAGTATTTGTAACCAGCTCTATATGGCTTTATGTACAATATCTCAATAGATTGTTTTGAAGTGCCAAAAGCAGGTATTCTTGTGAGTTTATCACTTGACCTGTATTTAGACCAATCACTATGATAGAAATACCCTTCTATTTCGCCTTTAGAGTTGCATTTCTCGGCTCTTAACGTCTCTACTGGTATGTGTGCTACCTTAGCTATTTTAGAGCCGTCTTTGGTGTATATAACTTGAAGAGCAGCCTGACCCATCATTTTATAATCATGGGTTATGCGCTTAATAACATTCTTGTTAAGAAGCTCCTTCATTTCTTTATAGTCCGATTCCTTTTCTTTACTATCAGTTGCATCAAGACCTCTTCCATAAATCATTTCAGATATGCCGTTGATAGCAGCGTTATTAGTAGGACTTCCGTTGTATCTATCTATAAGATAATTAAAATAATCATTATCATCTCCGTAAGATACCCAATCCTCGTTATAGTATTCCTTTACCTCTGGTTTGGAGTAAGAACCTAACTGTACAATATGTATTGTGCTTTCGTCTTTCATAATATAATATAGCTATCATCAAAGCTACTCTCTTGTGTGTATTTATTCTTATTAGGGTTGTACTTATCGTAATCAGTTTGGTCTGTACAATATACAACGTCTCTATATAATTCACCGTTGTCATCAATTAACTTCAGCGTATAGTAATTACCCTCTTTAAGACTGTATCTATTTGTTATCTCTAAAAATATATCTCCCTGAGACGATTCAAAACCATCAAACTCCCAATTAGAATCTGCATTCTCTGGGTTAACGGTATATTGCTGCCATTCAATGTCTGAAAGATAAGAGTCTTTTCTTCTTGTAGACTTATTTGTAATCTCAAGACTAAGAATCCCAAGAACAGCTCTTCTCGCTGCAATCTTAATAGTCTGGTCGCTTGTGGATGTTGTTAATACACGCATACTAAAGTAATAACAATGACTTCATTTGTTTCAAAGATACAAAAAAAGGGGCAATTAAGCCCCCTTTTAGATTCATACCCCTATTAAATTTATGAAGGGTCTCTCTGAGTTCCTTCAGTAGCAGTAGCACTCGTCATACCTGCGAATGGGTTTGCATCAGTACCTCCATCAACAAAAGATGGCATACGGATTTCATTTGCAGTTAAAGTAAGTGTATATCCATTTAGGTCTCCCATAGCAGTACCAGTTACAGCAGTACCACCAGTTACATCAGCACCATTATCAGCACCAACTAATAAGAATTTATCGTCAAAAGTCTGAACAACAACGTGTGGTCTACCATACGCCATAAGTTTCAATTCTTTGTTATCCTCTTTAGTTAGTTTAAACAGTGTGAGATTTACAACCTGCTCAAAGAATGTTGTTCCATTCTCCATAGAGGATGTAATATTTGTTTCTAAGGAAGAGTTGCCCTTAACATCATAAGTGTAATAATCAAAAGTTCCACTCATATCGGTAATCTCGTCATCAGAACCTATTGTAAGCGTTCCTAAGTCTCCGAAATCAACAAAGTGAATCTTTTTTATACCACCTACGGCATCTTTACAAGGTCTTAATCTTCCTCCAGTTAAATCACAAGCCATTATTTATATTTTTTTTAGTAAAAAGGGCAGCGTTAACCACCCTTTTAAGTTAAACAATTATTATGCTAAAGTAAGAAGGGCAAGGTCAGAACCAATACCATACTGTATACCAGAAGTAAATCTCATTACAACACGAACATTCTGACTTCCGTCAATATCCTGCATGTCTATAACTTTTACTTCGTTGTGGTCAGATAGCAATCCTGTTCCAAAGAACAAGTTAGAAGCCTGTCCAGCTACGATATGGTCTGTTGGCATACCGCTAGCAAGCTGAATCTTAATTCCTTCAAAGCTAAGAGCATTGCCCATGTTATACCATTGTTGTCCTTTATTATCTGTACCAGCAGCACCTAAACCAGATGCTCCAAATCCTCCTAATGAACGGATGTATGCTTGGTATGCAACCGTAGGTACATATATTGTCAAGTCATCTTTACCGTAAACAGCAGAAGGAAGTGCGTCAACTACATTTCCTAAAAGTGTAGCAATGTTTCCTGATGTGAAAGATGTTTCAGAGCCATTTGCAGCATCATTTACATCTCCATCAGCAGCCATTAAAACTGTAAATCCGTCAAACTCACCAGCGTTAGCGTTTACACCACCCCAGATGTTTTGCTCAGTTTTCTCAGCAACTTTAGCAGCAACATGCCCTAGTAAGAAATCAGAAAATGCTGGAGGTAAATTGTCAAATGTAGAATATCCCATTTGTACAGCTTCCCAGTCAGAACGGAAATCTTTTTTACATAGTTGTAGGTTAACTTGGAACTCTTCTGGTTGAAGAATACGCTCAGTTAATGTAAGAACGTCAGCATCAATTGTGAAATCACAAGTAGCATCGGTGATTAGGTCAGTAGAAGCAACTTTTTTGATTACTTCTTTATACTTTACGTTTGGCTTTATTGTGATAGCTCCTTCAGCAAGAGTTTTACCACTCAAAAGAGCTGCCGAGATATATTTCCCTGCAAACTCACCAGCGTAGGTTGTAGTCAGACTATTTAATGAATTGTCTGCGTCTAGTTGAATATTTCTTGTACTCATCTTTTTTATTTGTTAGTTTAATTTAGAAAATACTCGGTCAAGTGTATTAGCAGGGCGATTCTGACCGAATTTAATCACCTCTTTTTGTTCTGTTTTTTGTGATGGTGCGTGTGCGATTGGTTCGGCTGCTGGTTCAGCAGATAGCTTTTCGACTTGAGAAGATAGTTCAGCTTTTTCAGCCTCTACCTTATCATACTCTACCATCATATCTTCCTTAATAGATTTAATCATATCCTCAAGTTCTGCGATTTTAGAATCGAAGTCCTGTTTAGATACATAATCTTCTTCTAGCTCTTCCGCCTCATCTTCTTCGACTTCAGTAACTTCTTTATCTTCTTCAGATTCTTCAGCTAGTTCAACCTCTTCAGTTGATTCAGCTTCAGGAGCAGCCTCTACTTCTTCAGTAGCAACTTCTTCAACAGAATCCTCAGATAATGCAACTTCTTCTACTTCTGGAGATTCAGTAACTTCTTCGGCTGCAACTTCAATGTTCTCAACCTTTTTAGTTTCTGGCTCGCTAATAGCAGAAAGCTTTTGCATAATATCATTTAGAATGTTTGTAGCTTTACTCTCCATATTATGTTAATTAACAGTTATAGTTATAGATAAATAACAAGTACTTAATGTACTGTTAGATTTTTAGGCATTTATTTTTCCTATACCTTGACTTCTAAGAGTGCCATCACAGCATCTCCTTGAATATGTTCTACCATCCTTGCATAAGCAAGCTCTTCTTGAGTTTGATGGTACTTGTTGTCCTACGGTTTCTTTACTTTTCATTTCTTACTTGATTTAGGGTGTTTCTTTGGCAATAAATCGTAGTCAGTAGTGTACTTAGCATTTTGTGGTCTACCGTTCTTTAAAAGGTATATATAGGCGTTCACTCTAGCTTGCGCCCATTGCTCGGCTGACTTTACGTTAGGGCTATGAGATGTCTGAAATGCGCCAACTCCTCGCTGGTACACAGACTTTAGTTGCCCAACAGTAGTTCCATATCCCTTTTTAGATTTATACTTCTCATTGAAGTCATTAGCTTTCTTCTGTAACGACTTTAAGACTCTGTCGGGTACAGTGACTCCCCTTGACTTCCCAGCAGCACCCTTTGGATTGCGCTTACTTCCTCGTTTTGGATTAGGATTTGGAGTATCGGAATTTGGAGCTTTCTTGCTTCTTCTAATTCTTCCTTTGTCATCATATTCAGCTAATTTATGTTCCTTGCAAGGCATATACCAATCTTTGCCCTCAACATTATGCACATGAAACCCTTCACATCCAATGTCTTTTGCGATTCTTAAAGCTTCTTCTTTTGTATCGTATGCAAGCCTACCATCTATTTCTTTAGAGGATAAATCAAGCTTAGATTCGTTTGCGTTAATTTCATCTAGCTTACCTTCTGCCCAGCGAATACCCTCTTCGCCTCCCCAAGCATCCCAGAGCAATCCTCCACAACCCTTGTTGTATGGTTCGCCCTTTTTCTTCTCAAATCTATTGTAAGATGCCATTTCTGATATAAGACATCTTGATAGTGGTTTGCCAGCAGAGATTAGTTGGGCAAATTGCCAAGCCTGCGGTGTTCCGCATCTCGGTTTATTGCTGTCATAGTATGCTAGAGCCTTTCTAGCGTTCTTTTTAGCTGCATCTGGGTAATCAGAGTATGTTTTGTCGTATAAACCTAATTCAAGCTCTTCTGACAGCTCTGTGCAGTCACAGGATAGGTCTAACTCACCTAATTCCCTTAATTTACCTCTACTCCAAGCTAAACCAGCCTTACCACCCCATAATAGGTATGAAATTGTGCCACAAGCCTTAGAATCGCCTGCATCATAGTATGTTTCAGCTCTTGACAGGTAGGAATACATCCTCTTAATCGTTGACACACTGAGTTTTTCGCCTCTACTGAGCTGCTGGGCTCTTATTTTCCCCACAGAGGTGGCGCAACGGTTATTTACCTTTTTGTTTAGCTCAATACCTCTTTTGGCATTGTTTCTAACTCCACTTCCGTAGTCTCCGTATGTTTTTAGGTTTAGTTTACCAGTTTCAATGCTATCTGCAATCTCTAAGAGTACCTCAGCAGCATCATTCTCCTTTTGAATCATTGACATAGCAACTTTATCGGTAAAATAACCTTCTATTGAGAACCCTTTTACCTTACCTGTCTTAACGTAGTCTTGCCAAACATCTTCATTATTTACTTTCATTGATACCATCCAAGTACCAACTGGCATTTTTAGTCCATACTTACGAGACTTGTCATACTGCTCATCCTCTATTATCCAAGACTCTACAACAGACATTCCTGATAGCTGTGCCTGATGCTCAAGAGTTGACTTGTTTTGATTTCCTTTCATCAAGAATAGTTCTGATGCTCTTCTTACCGTATCCTCAGAGAAGTATATATAATACTCATCTTCTTTGTCTCTCCTGTATATTTTCTTGTTGGGTATAAGTGCAGCACCCATAAGAATACGCTTATCCTTATCAACGTCAGCAAGCTCAACTTTTATTTCTTCTTTTAGGGCTACAAAGTTTTCTTCTATTGCAGGTTGCTCTACGATTGATATAGCATCAATACCTGAGAACTCCCCTTCTTCGTCTATAAATAATTCTATTACCTTCATACTATTGAATTAACCGAATGATGCGGTATTTGTTATATTTCTATCTAATTCTTGTTGTGTTGAAATGTCTTTACCTACTACAAATGCTTTTACTGGTTTTGCTTGTTGTCCAGCAACAGTTTGAGCTAATTGGGATGTTTGTGATTCCCCCACAACATTAAAGTCTGGTGCTTGAATTGTTGTCCCGCTACCACCGCTAGAGCCACCGCTACCGCCAGCCCCAATATTACTTTGATATTTTTGACGAGCAATATTAGCTACATTTGCAAGACCAGTAGCCAAAGCAATAGCCTGAGCTATTCTTGCTCTAACTGGAGATGTTGGGTCTCCTACAATGAGCTGAGAACCAAACGCTAATATTCCAGACTGATAGGTGTCCATCAATGCCCTTCCTATTTTCATCGCTTTATCTATCTTAAATTGTTTTCTTGCGATTTTATCCTTTTTTACCGCCAGTTCTTTCTCTAAGCGTTCCTGCTCTACATTATTTCCTTCAGCAGCAGCAATCTTCCTTCCGTAACTTTCCTCTAAAGCAATAGTTTCGTTTTCTGCCGAAACTGCAAATGTTTGGCTTAAAGCGTCTGTTATAGCTGTGTATTGCTGATTAAAGAAAGCAAACTTCTGTTCAGCAAGAGCCTGTTCCTCCGAATTTAGTTGTTTCTTTAATTCAAACAATCTTAATTCAGCCTGTTCTCTTTCAATAGTACCGATAGCGTGCGAGTCAACAACAGCTTGTTGAGCTGCCACATCCATACCAAGTGTTTTTATGTTTCTTTCGGTTTGGAAGAATGAATAATCTCCATTCATCCTGTTTTTCTCGTCAAGGTATGCTGCCTCAGCATCTAGCTTTTGCCTATTTACTGCTTGAAGCTCCTGAGTATCTTTTATTGACTGGTCTGTTAGTAGCTTTTTAGTTTCCTTGTCCTTTTCTACAACATAACCATTGTATGCATCATAAGCAGCAGATTTAGCAGCTAAAAACTCATCTTCAGCCTGTTTAGCAGCATCATTATATATTTTTGTTGCTGCTGCTCTTTTCTTATCGTCTTTTTCTTCCGCAAGAAAGTTATCCAACCTTACCTTTTGAGCAGCTATAAAGTTATTTTTTCTTTCTTCTTGCTGTTTTATATAGTCATCTCTTCTTAACGCCTGAACTTCTTTTTGAGCCCTTGCTGTTTCGTTAATCTTAAAGGACTCATCTTTTATAAACGACTGTCTTAAATTCTGTTGAGATTTTTGTATCTGCTTATTAAAGTCAAGCTCCTTTATGGTGAAGTCTTTTGATGCCTTAAATAACCTGTCTCTTGAGCCACCCCTTCTTTTATTTTCTTTTATCTCAATGTCGGTAAACGGAATTAACTTATTTATCCTGTCCTCCTGCTCCTTTATTTCTTC